GTTACAAAGACTGAGTGGTATAATGGTATTAGTAGCACAAGGCGAAAAATTAAATAAAGGAGTAATCAATGCGTCAAACGCACGAAAATGATATAATTAGAATATATAATCCAACTAATATGCCATTTAAATTTAGATGGAATAATGTTAGTTACACAGTTTCTGAACGGTCAACCCAAGATTATCCAAGATTTTTAGCTGAACATTGTGCAAAACATTTAGCTGACTTTATCCTACAATTCAAAGAATACCAATACAAAAAAGAACATGGCACAGTTATCAATCTTATGAGAAACAAAAAAGAACGCGAAAAAATTATAAATATGGTGTTTTTAGGCGTTAGAACTTCATTTATACCGGATTCTGATGGCAAAGTCGTCAATAATGAATTGTCCACCGATGATTCAGGGATGGATCTAGGCGAGATTGACAATGATATGATGGGTAATGTATTCGATTCATTGGAAATAGCTGATCCAATTGAAGCAGTCAAGGTGAATGAAAAATCCACAAAACAAGAGATAGCAGAACAATTGACTGTTATGGGGATCGCGTTTAACGCCAATGATAGCAAAGAAGAATTAATCAAAAAGTTGAAAGTGGTTTAATATGTTAAGTTGGGATGATAGTTTGTCAATGTTCTCGAGTTTGTCTAATGATACTAACTCTAATACCATTACGTTGGCTAAAAAATGGATGAACCAAGGCTATCATGAACTACTACAGACTATTAATAGCGAGTTCCTTGAGCAACAGTCTAGTGTGACAACTGTGGCTAGCACTGAAGATTATTATTTACCTGTTGACGTTAGTTGGGTTAGTGACGTTGTCTTGATTGACTCTAACAATAAATACCCATTAATTGAAATCAAAAGCAGAGAAACATGGAACAAAGTCACATCTACCACACAAACTGGCAGACCAACTCATTATTTTCTAGATGCAAATAAAGGTTTTGGCATGAGTAAAATTCGATTATACCCAAAACCAGAGGCTGTTTATACGGTTAATCTGACCACAAGAGTAAACAACAAAGATTTATCGGCCACAAAATATACAACTGGTACAGCTGGCTGTATAGCAGATACTGTCACCGGCACTGGAACTACTTTTACCGCCGCAATGGTAGGCAGATACATTAAATTCGCAGACGGTGATGGTTTCTACTATAAAATTAAAACCTATACCAGCGGTACATCAATCAAATTGCATAGAAATGTATCAGCAACAGTTTCGGCTGGTAATTATGAAATAGTAGAGTTATTCGAGTTGCCAGAATCTTTACAAATGGGGCCATTACATTTTGCGCTCCAATACTATTTTACATGGCGTGGCAATACAGAAAAAGCTAGATCAAATGAAAGAGCGTATTTGAATATAGAAAAAAGAGCCAAAACGCTATTGACCCAAAAAACTGATAATATAATTATTTCTGATGATATCGGTGCCACTGGAACGTACCCTGGTCATTTTCCTACAGCAATAACTGATTAATAAGGCAGAGAACGGTTAAAATAATCGTCTAATTTAAGCTGGTCATAAGAAACCATATAGAAGAATACAGCTGTTAAAACTTCTGTAACACCTATATTTGTTGACGCAACACTAATATTTAAACCAAGCGGCGTATTTTGGAATCCACAAGATGCGCCGTATATTTTAGTTGGGTTATCAGCGTATGTAGTCGCTGAACCACCCCCAACTGGGTATACACTTGCTAAACTAGTGCCTTTAGTTGGGTATTTAGTACCAAGATACCAAACCTGAGGTAGACCTTGATCATTAACATGCGTATCTAGTTTTATTAATTTAGATGTGTGGGCAGCGGTGTTGGCGCGATAATCAATTGTTACCCATCCACTATATTTGGCATTATCGGTTAGATATCGGGGTTGCCCTCTTACGGTCTGGTGGGCTAAAGCTACACCCTTAATTTGCTTGTCACCTATATTCTGGCGGACTTGCGATTGGATCGTTTGCTGTTTAGCCCAAGGTGGCATCCCCAACCAATTATCCTGCATAATGGTCAAACTCCACGTCAAACTCATTTTCACTATTGTCATTATACTTGATAGCCACACAATGGATGATTGGTGAAACAGTTGCGCTAGCACCTGTGGCAATATTAAACCCAACTTTCATAGTTTTAAATGAAGTTTCTACGGTACTGCCATCATTCATGCCTGGCCTGAATACTAACTTGCCATATGAAGTGTCAGTCCTAGAGCTAACTGAAAAATCAGATCCGGTGATTGTGACATCATCTAGTATTACATATGGCGTGATAGTAAAAGCGTTGTCTGTAGTACCGTCCCATGAATAAACTATAGTCACACCTATAATTTGTTTATCCTGGAATGGTTTATTGTCGTCAATAATTAACGATTCCCAATTAGCCGCTAAATTAAAGCTGTTAGAATCATTAATTAAATCCACCCCATAGGTAGTCCCATCTAGCCAACTTAAAAACATATTAGTGCCAAATGATTTTAACATAAATAATTTTGTTTTTGGTGAATCTGGGCTAGTTGATGTATCTAATTGAGTAGTTTTAGTGCCTGTAGATAAAGCGTAGTCGTAGGCTACAGCGCGAGGCATTGTAGCTTTTTGACTGCCATAAGAATAAATACCCATTTTAATATTAGTATTAGTAGTCTGGCCTGGGAACGCATAATAGCTGAGTCTATTGACAGAAGTAGACCCATGCCTAGGTTGTGATAGATAGATATCAAGGTTAGGCTTATCGCCTGTTGAATCGTATTCGTCAACTCCGCTGAATTCATGCACTGGCATAAAATCACCACCGGCCCACTGATACAAAGTACCGTTAGCTATAAACTGTAATACGTTTTCGTTAGTCATCATTGAGCCAGGGACACCAAATGGCACTTCAATTATAGACTCATAGAATATAGACGATCCATCCCATAGGAATATATACCCAGAGTTTAGGGTAGTATTGCTAGTACTGTCAGATGAGTCACGTCTTGCACAGGCAATAGCTACGTATTGATTATACATAGTCAACCCAATGACAACGCAGTCAGATGGGAACGTTAACCGGTGCGGATCGTATGTAGTGTTATATTCAAATTCTGCTAGATAACGTTCATTGCCAATTAAAGTTTTGTTGCCAAACTGTAGAACACAATGACCGAAATCACCAGCGTCAACTAAATACTTATATGTCGCGTAGAAATACGCTGTCCGTAATGTACCACCGGATGCTTGCACAGATGTTCCACCAGCACTTGAAAATAAATAAATATAATACGTAGACCCAATTGACGTCCTGAGTGGGTTTGTAAACGTGAATGTATTCAGGCCAACGGAAATAGACGCGTTTAATATAGTTTTCCTGCCTATTTCAACACCGGTAGGTGTGCGGACAACACAGGTTAAACTGCCAGCACCTTTTGCGATTACATTAAAAACACAGCTATTAAGTGGATCATGGGCAATTGTAATAGGGATGTTAGGGGACGCGGCAGTGTCGGTTGTCCCGACAGTATAATTTAGCCCCGAACCATCCAAAGATATTTCAAGTGCGTAGTCTAATACGCTAGCTGTATATGTTGGCGTACCTGATAGCGGAGCATACGTCCCAACTGTGTCTTTGTCAATCACGTATAAAGTGTCAAGATCCGGCCTGTAATCCAAATCTCTACAGTTAGTAGGGGCTGATGTAATAGTGCTGTATGTTCCAGTGGCACCGTTAGCCCCTGGAGTTCGTTTATACACTTTAGTAACACCTGCAAAATAAACATTCCCACTTTTGTCTACAACTGCATCTGACACTTCTGTATCTACAGACGTCCCCGAATCTTTTATTGCCGTTCTATTAATTTTTAATTTGCTTAAATCTTTTCTAAAATTTATACCAAAACCACTAGAGAATGAATTTTGGTTGTTTGCATATTTTGGGTCATCTGATAACCCACCTGTGAAGTTGTCGATTATAATTGTTTTATCTGCCATAAATAAATTATACATCAATTTGCTAATATGCTATAATTTGATTATACAATATAGACCCCTGAGGTATAACTAATGGAGATACACATGGCAAGTTATACCGTACAATCAGGTGACACGTTATCAGGCATAGCCCAAAAGCTAGGTCTAGGTAGCTATAAAGATTTGAGTGGCTACAAATCCGGCAACCCTGGCCTGATTTACGCTGGTGAAGTATTAAATTATGGTGGCAGTACTCCGCCAAGCCCTGCATCCAGTGGTTCAACAGCCGGATCCTACACAGAGTTTGCGCGTCAAAACGCCCAACAATGGAAAGATTTGTTAAACCAACAAAATCAAACTCAAGAAAATGCATTTAACCAGTACCAACAAACTATTAGCGGTCAGGAATCTTTAACATCTGCTTATGACAGGCTTAAAAACGAATTAAAAATACCTGAATTGCAGCAAACATCATCAGCTATTCAGTCAGAAATATTCAAAGTAAAAAATTTGCTTAATAATTTAGACCAAAACGTAACTGATCGTACCAGAGGGACGCTAACGACTGAAGCACAACGCCAAAGAATGGGTGCGTATGAAGCCCAGCCATTACAAAAGAATTTGGGAACGTTGTCCACAAGCCTAGAACCGATTATGCAGAATCTCAGCGGTGCCAATCAACAAGTACAAACGCTACTCCAATTACAAAGAAGTGATCAAGACAGACAATTGAAACCACTAGAAATGCAAATTAGTAGCTTATCTGATAGATTTGCTCGAGAATTAACAGGATTTAGCAATAGCAAGACCACCGAGCTAAACGCATTAGTAGATAAAATTAATCGCGACAGGGAATTATCTGATCGTGAATGGCAACGAACCCAACAATTAGCCTCCGAAGAAAGAGAATTCTCAAGACAAAAACAATTAGCTAATATGGAATTAGATAAATATAATAAATACCTCACTCAACAATCAGCGGCTGCTTTTGATTTAGGCAATTATTTTACACAGAACCCACTTGACCCAGTTAAGGCGTTATCTTCTGGAGGGTTAACTGTTGTTGGCGGCCCAAGAACTATACAAGGTCTAAAATTTTAAAGGAGCGATCATGGCAATATATTCACGCAACAACATGACATACGACGATTCCGCTATTGAAGATGCCATCAAAAAAGCAAGAGCAGCCGGTGTCCCCGAGGCACAAATCCAGCAATCAGCAATGCAATATAGATTAGCCAACAGGCTTGATAAACCTGCACAAAAAGTTTCAGGTCGTGGTGGTACACTAACGTCTCTAATATCAGAGGGTGGTGCGCTAGGCGGCGCAACTGCTGGTGGAGCTATTGGAACTTCTATATTACCAGGTGTAGGGACATTAGTAGGAGCTGGTATTGGTGGTTTAATTGGTGGTTTTGGTGGTAGGGTTGCTGAAAATAAAGTGCGTGATGATAGAATTGGTCTAAAAGATGCCGCGATTGAGGGTACAATTTCGGGGGTAACTGCTGCCCTACCACTAGGGGCATTGGCAAAATCGGGTAAAATTTTAGTTACTGGTGGTGGGAAAACTGCCGCTAAAGACGCATTACAGCAAGGTATAGCTAAATTGGCCAAAAAAGAAGTTGGTAAGACTGCCGAAAAGGGCATATTGAAAAAAGTATCTACAACTGGCACTGATCTAGAGGCTAGGGCAATGGGTATTGGTAGTGGTGTCAAAGCCGGCCCTGGCAAAATACTAAATAGGGAAACAATTAAACCTTTGTTGGGGACTCTTGACGAATTAGGTATTAAACCTGGGTCGCCAATAAATGTGGCCGAACAACTGCAAACTAGTCTCGACGGCGTGGGTGAACAGTTAGGGTCAATATATAAAACAGCCGATCGCAAACTCACAGGTATTGAAAAATTAAATGTGTATAATGATGCTACTAAACAGATTGAGAAAATACCGAATCTGTCAAAATCAGAAATTGATGAAATTACCAATCAGGTCAAAGACGATTTGTTGAATAAATATAATAGTATAACCGAATTATTTGATGCTAAAAAAGGTTTAGATGCACAAATTTCTTATGTGGCCAACCCTGACGCAGCGCAAACGATTAAATTACAAGCTAACAAAGCCTACAGAAACGCCATAACGAATATGCTGAATGAACTTGTCCCTGGTGTTTCGGATCTGAACAAACAATATTCAAAGATAACAGAAATATTGCCAATGGTTTCCCAAGCAAGTAAAGGCGCAAGTGCGCTATCACCTGGTATTGTATCTAATGTGATTAGTAGCAACGCGGCAAAAGGCGCCCAAGCCAAATTAGGCCTAGTTTTAGAAAAATCAGCCGGTGCCGCATCAAGTGCGGTCAATGCTAGTCGCCCAATCAGGGGTGGTCTTGCCTATCTAGCAAAAAATAAATACGCTCAAAACGCACTGGCACCTAGCGACGCAACAGCCGAAACTCCACAATTAGATTCTATGTTACCACCTGAAATGATGTTAGATCAAAACGTACCCACCGAAACACCCGACCCTATATCTAGATTACGTATTGGCGCCGAAAACGCGTTGGCCGCTGGTGATATGGAATCTGCTACAAAATTAGCAGCAATGGCAGAACAATTTGCAGGGTTATCTGGCCAAGGTGTTAATGCCACACAAGAAAAGGCATTAATGGGTACTGATACAGCGTCTAGATTGATAGATGTGATGGAAAACGATTTGGCAGCGATTGGCACAGCTGGACGTTTTGGCGGCAATATCGCTGGGTTGGGTGGTAAATTAGGTCTAAATGCACAAGCGCAAGCATACGAGCAATCAAGACCATCCCTAGCATTAATGTTAGTCAAATCTATTCAAGGTAGCGCTGGTTCAATTTCTGACTCTGACCGCGCAGCTATTGAGGGGGCAATCCCATCAGTTTCCGATACAGAAGAGGAACGAAGATTAAAAACAAATAGGTTGAGAGATTTGGTTAACGCGTATCGATCAGCTGCAACAACTAATCAGTTAGGAGTACAATAAAATGCAACCACAAAATATAGGCATGGATGCCGTTAGAGAAGCTATGGCACGTAGGATGCAAGGTGGGTCAACACCTATTGCTAATCAATTGTCTGTCCCTACAATGACAACACCAACAGGTTTACCAACCCAGCAAGCGCCAGCATACGCAGCCCCAACGCAACGAAATATGCCAATGCCCAAACAACCGTTAGACGATCCGACGCGAGGTGCAATCAAAAGTTTGATGTTACAATTATTGAAAAATATATAGTATGTCAAAAACTATAAAAACATGTTAGAATAATATCATTATGGATAACTTAGCAGGAATTACAGCACTGGTTATAGCTATCGGGGGCATAATTAAATTAATTATAGTGATGAATAAGTCCATGCAAATATCGGCTGACCGTACTTTAGCAACCGCAGACAAAATAGTGCAAGCGTTTGAGGAACAATCGCGAATTGACCGGGCTGATTGGCATGAACGTGAAAAATACAACCGAGAAATAATAATGATGCCACTGATCAAAAATGTTGCTGAAAACACTAAAGAGCTATCCAGGATTGTCAAATCTAGCGAATCAATACAGGGGCTTATGGTCAACGTTTTTGAAGAGGTCAACGACTTATCAAAAGACGTAGACAAATTAAACGATAACGTCGGCGAAATTAACACCAGTGTTGATAGTATCGCTGCTAAATTAAATCAAATAGACTATAAAACAAAAGATCATGATCATGTATTATCAGAATTAATCACGAAAGGTGCGCAATGACACGTCAAAATTCAATTGATTATATTAAATCATTAGTTGGCAAATATATAGATTTTGATGGTCTATATAAAAATCAGTGCGTAGATCTATTTAATAATTATGTTCAATGGCAAACAGGTGTTAGTCCATACAGCCAAGGTTTTGGCGTTGATTATGCTTATCAATTGATAGAGCGCAACAGCCCGCACTACTTAAATGTAACAAACAACCCGCAAGACCCAAACCAACTACCAGCACCGGGCGATATCGCAGTTTTTGGTAATAATTTTTTAGGGGCTAATATTGGGGGACACGTGACTATTGTGCTTGAGGCTACCGTTAATAATTTAGTCGTTGTTGAACAGAACGGTGATGGCCGGGCAAACAAAGACAGATTAGGCCGTGCTACGTCAATAAGAACGTACACATGGGGCGAAATCGGGGACAGTCTTTTGGGGTGGTTCGTATATAAAAACTATAATTTAGACCCAGTTGAGATCAAAACAACTAGAAAAGAGGAAAGCGTGGACGACCGAGAAATCACTAAAGGGTATTACACGTCATTATTGGATCGTGAACCCAGCGAACCGGAGTACGCTATCCATGCAGGCTCTACCCCTTTGCAAAAATTCCATAGTGTGATTAGCAGTGAAGAATACAAAAGCAAACAATCATCTAAACTCCAACTAGCAGATAAGTTAGCAATAGCTGAATCAGAATTAGCGAATTACCAGTCTGCTAACGGAACGCTACAAACAAAAATCAGAGATTACGAAACCAAATTGCAAGAGGCAACCCCAGAAAAATCAACCCCACCGGCAAAATCTGCAAATAAATTAGTATTGAGAACCGCCAGTTTGTCGGGGTTAGCAGTCATAGTTGCTGATATTATCACAAACTACTTAATAATTATGGCCGGTAGGTTTGGAGTTGATATCGATCCAACAGCTGTCAGCGAAATCAAAACATTTGCGACAGGAGCATTTATCGCAATGGCACTATGGATTGGTCAATTCGCTTACAAAAAAGGCAAGAAGTTTATTGTATGAGTGTATGCCCAATCTGTAGAAGTAACGGCCACACAAAATCAGGCTGTCCGTCTAAATAATATGTGGTAAAATGTAGATGTAGCATAAAGCTACACACGCTAATATAGTGACCTAGCCAATCAGTTGTTATATCAATCACCCCACTGTTCACTGGACGATATATCAATCAGAAACGTGCAGTTGGCGACTGCGTGAACGAGAACCTATTGCTGACGAGTAGTGGGTTCTTTTTTATATAAAAAAACCAGCCTTTACGGCTGGCTTACGGCACCGGATGTAATTTTATTTTAGCATACTATTCAGATACTGACAATGGAACAGCACCTCGTGCTAACCCAGCAACAGCGTAAAAACTCATCTGTTCAAGATTAGTTAATGCTAGTGACTGCTCCCTGCCCTCAACATTGTCGATAATCCACGCTGATAGTTCTTTAGCCTTTGCCCTAAACTCTTCAATTTTAGCGACAGTTTCTTTACTAGGTTTATGATTAGTTAAATTAAGTTCCCAGATAGCTTTTAAATTTTCTGTGCTTGGTCGTTTGTCCATAGTTACTCCTTGTATTATTTAGTATGTTTGCATGGGCAAGAATCGAACTTGCATGTCACCCGACTCACACAAATTTAAGCGCTACTTTGTGTTTGCAGGACTCGAACCTACCTGTCACCAGACCCATGATTAAGTGGTGGTCTCAATGGGAATCGAACCCATGTTGCTAGGTTGAAAACCTAGTGTCCTAACCGTTAGACGATGAGACCATTGGCTCGCAAGGTAGGACTCGAACCTACAACCGATTGGCTCAAAACCAATTGCCCTACCATTAGGCCACTTGCGATTATGTTGTTATGGTGCAAGGGGGGTTAATTTACCCCCCTTTTTTTTATATAGCACTAAAACGTGACTTCATCTAATCTCCGCATATCAGCTCCTTTCTATTTATATTTTTGGGTGTAACTCCAAGCGTCATAAATTAATAACTCTATAAATAGCATCGCTGCGATAGAAACAACCCACGCTACTATAACGCGATCAGACATGCCCCGCAAAGCCCACCACCACACAGATACAAAAAACATGATAGCTGTTATCATACTACTCCCTTTCTATTTAGCAATATGCTGATTGTACATATAAATTGCAATGTTAATAATAAATAACATTGAATTTTTTGCAAATGATAAAGTACCTGTTGACAGCATAGCACAAGCACCTGTAACAAATATAGCTATTAATGCAACAGCTTTAGTTATTTTATAGTATTTTAATTTATTCTCATTCATAATTTTACATATCCTATATCTTTAATTTTTTGCTTATAATCTTTGATCATTTGCTGTAACTCATAGTCAATATGACCGGCATAGCTTTTGGATTTCTCTATTAGGTACTCTACATGATCTCTGCCGTAGCGATCTACCATAAATAAAGTATATCCAGGGCCATTGCCCTCATTGAAACGATTGCAGGCCCTGCATTGCGCATGTACGTTAGTTTCGTCCCAACGTGTAGGCATTTTACCGCAGTTGATAAAATGACCACCGTCAGACTGTGAAAACAGCAAAAACTTATTACATGAACAACACACACCGTACCCATTAGGCAAGTCCCTCATCCTAATATAAAGTTTGAACACAATGTCAAGTTGCTTTATTAGTTTGCGGTTTGCCATCCACCTAACCTATAAATCCCTCAAGCAGCTTTGCGTCTACGGCTTGCTGCACCACCTTTAGCACCTGCTGTTCTAGCCAACTCACGATTAGCGAAAAATCCGCCTGTGGTGCTGGCTTTGCCGCCTTTAGCACCTATTTTTGAGTAAAAGTCTTCACCGTAACGCTGCGAATTTGTTGCAGCTGCTTTTTTGCCACCTTGTTTAGTACCGGCCATTGTTGCTCCTTTGCTTTTAATTGATGGCTTGATTATAGCACAAACATTGTTTTTTAAGAAACTAATTTATGCTAAAGCGCTTTTTTCTGCTTCAGACAGTGAGAATGAAGACGCAATAATAGTTGTGAGCATACTAACTTTAGCCACTTGATAAGTATACCAGTGACCGCTCATAAAACCGTTTTGCAGTGCGATAGCCACAAGTCTTGACGCAGTTATATAGTATGACCCGTCATCGTTCTTGTGCAATGGGTAGCTTTGTCTTGATACATTTTTAGTTTTAGATAGTTGGACGCCAATAAGACTATTATCATAGTCAAATAATACTTTTGCAGTGTGAAAATCATTCAGACCGACAAATTCGGCAACATCTCTACTAATAGTAATATAGCTACCTTTTTTCTTGATGGTTAACCTAATACCACTACCAGCTATTGTTTTTTTAGTTGCTTGTTTTTCTATTCTTACAAAGTTATGCTCTAGCATTGTTGCTCCTTTAAATTTAATTTTGTAATTTCATTGTAGCACAACCGTATTATTATGCAAACTTTTTTTATTCAATATTTTTTTAAACAATAAACGCTCTATGGCTGGTTTAACCCAGCATTTAACAATTTGATCAACAACAATTATGCAAAGTGACTAGTTGGTTAGACTAGACTTTCAGTTGCGAGTTTATCCACTACAAATGTATTCGTTCCTGTGCTTCTTACTGTTGCAGGATATACGATTAGCCCAGCCCTAGGTTGTTAGCTTTGAACATTGCCTAGAATTTTATGCTATACAGTGCAGTGTTAGTATTTTATTATCCTAGAAACTAAAGTAAACTAGTCTGTTGTTGATATTTTTTGACATTAAAAATAGGTGTACAAAGATTACTATTGCGTTATCCTCGTACACCTGATATAATGATTAGGTTACGAGGACTGTGTGCGCAGTCCTCTTTTTATTTCTATTAGAAATGTACTGACTGGATTATACATAATGTTAGCCAAATCACAAAATAATTGTTATTTAGTTTAATTAATATTTGTTAGACAGATTAATTTAACTACTGTGGAAAACTTAACCGTATTGATATTGAATATGCTAATTTAATTTGCTATAATAATTAGCATAAGGTTAATCGGTAGCCGATCAGCACCACTGGTGAACAGATGAATGACCGATAAACTAATATAAATTAAAGATAGGAGTATATGAGTATATTCAATCGGAAAGTATTTGGAATCAAATACGAAACGTGCGGTAAATTGTATAGCCAACCCCAGGGCTAATAGTATATGTATTAGCCTTTTTTAAACTTTAAAAATAAGGAGCAACCAATGAAACACCCAGTAAATTTAGTAAAAGATTCAGAAAAATTACAAAGTAGATTAGTGTTAACAATGTTTTTGATAATAATAGGCATTATTTTATATGCTTTATCTATAGACAGCCAACCAGTTAGCACTCCGTCCGAAGTTAAAACCGAGCAAGTAGCGGTAATTGAACAAAAAATTGAACCTGTTGTAGTGGAGCAACCTGTTCAGCCAGTGGCCACACCAGCACCTGCGCCAGCCGTTAGGTGGCAAGATAACCCGAATAAATGTAATACTGACACACAGTATATTTGGGCGTCAGATTTTAGCTGTCATGACAAGCCGGTCAATAAACCGGTCGTAAAAAACACCGCTCCAAAACCTGCACCAACAAAGGTGGTGAGTTCTGCCCCTGCCGGGTGTGATCATTTGTCTAATTTGTTACAGGCTAAAGGAATAGTAGGTGTAGAATTAGACAGTGCTATAAAAATAGCTAGCAAAGAGAGTGGCTGTAACCCAAATGCCGTCAATAAAAGTTCCGGAGCATGTAGCTACTTTCAAGAATTAACTTGTGGCAAATGGGGTGGTACTGGCAATGTAGATGCACACATAAACGGTGCGATCAATTATGCACGTAGCCGTTACGGTAGCTTTGCCGGAGCATGGGCTAGTTGGCAGCAAAAACATTGGTGGTAAAATATTTGGAAAAACACAACACGTATTGTATAATCAAAACGGATAAAACCTCCGCCTCACCTAAAAACCCGCCACTCCTCCGGCGGGTTTTTGCTTGTGGATAACTTTTGTAGATTACTATTGCATTAGCGGAATGGCTAACGTATAATTATAGTATAAATTAATAAAGGAGCAACCAATGAATAACATCAAAGTAACACCAAACGGCACAGTGTACAATTGTGTAAATGCATCTGGTTTATACGCGTTTGACTGTGCCTGCGCCGAAAACGACTATAACTGCGAAACTAAATAAGGAGCAACACATGGATAATTTTTGCACTAAAGTGACAGAGATCCGCAATGGATATATATTGCAGTATAAATATGAAATTAGCCGTAGACACATTACTGCTAGTGGAACTGTATATTTTAAGAATCGTAACACTATGTTGTTATATTTAAAAAGAATAAACCAGTATTACGCTAGGCTAGAGTCTTTAGAGGCACACAAATTTATCACAAAATTACTAGATAATTACAAATAAAAAACCGCCGCTGGAGCAACCCTAGCGACGGTAAAGTAAGTATATCAAATTAACTAAAAAGGAGCAACACATGCAAGAATTATATATTGGGCAAAAAGGCCTTAAAAAGATGGAGCGTGATAGGGATATAATGGTTTTAAGGGCATTCTACGATACTAACATTATAGGCAAGGCTACTGAAGTTACAACCGCCATAGGCTATATCAAAATAGACATTGGTGCTGTGCTAATGCTTGAAGAATTATTAAAACCGCAGAATAAGGCCAATAAAGGAGTAACCAATGAATAACAGCGTTTCAACCTATGTCAGAAATATAACCGTCAAAAAAAGATTTGACGAACTACTACAAGACAAAGCGCCACAGTTTATGACTAGTCTTATGTCGACTATTAATAGCAACCCATTGCTACAAGAATGTACGCCAGAGTCTGTCGTTGTGTCGGCAATCAAGGCCGCCAGTCTAGACCTGCCCATTGACCAAAATTTAGGATTTGCTTATTTAATCCCCTACAATAATAAGAAAAAAACAAAGACTATTGTTAGTGGCAAAGATGGTAACTTAATTGAAAAGTGGTCAGAAACTAGCCAATACGAATGTCAATTTCAAATTGGGTGGAAAGGCTTTGTCCAATTAGCAATCCGTTCTGGAATGTTCCACAGGATAAATGTGACAGACGTTGTTGATGGGGAATATGTCGGTATAGACCGAAGATCAGGGGATGTGACAATTAATTGGGACAACGATAACGCCTCAAGATCAAAGAAAAAAGTTGTCGGCTATCTAGCATACTTCAGACTAGTAAATGGTCTAGAAAAAGATCTGTACATGACAGTAGAGGATTTAGACGCTCATGCAAAAAGATACAGCCAAACCTATAAGAAAGGTTATGGCAAGTGGGTTGATGATAAACCTGCAATGTCCAAAAAGACTGTTCTCAAATTATTGATTTCACGTTACGGTGCGTTATCTACTAGCCTGCGCGAAGCTATCAAAGCAGATCAGTCAGTGCTAGGTGATGACACCTACGATTATATTGATAACGAACCTGTGGATAAAGCTGTGGATAACATCCAAGAAATGCCATTGACTGCTACTGATCAGTAGACTATAATATAAACATAAACATTTAAAGGAGCAACCTATGATAGATTACTGGTCATATTCATCGTTTACAAATTTTTTAAGCGACCCGGCATCATTTAAAAAAAAGTATATTTTAAAAATATATGATGATCAAACAACTCCATCCGCTGTAGTAGGTAAAGCAGGCCATAAGGCTTTGCAATCCTACTATACTGGGACGTCTGTTGAGGACTCGATTACAGAGGGTATCAATTATATAAATAGCGTGTCCCCATATTCAATTAATTTCGGTAAGACTGGTTCAGTGCAGGGGATTATTAGTGATTACACAAAAGCTATTAATTTCTATTTTGCCGAAGAGCCACAATTCCATAATATTATTGATGTGGAAAAAGAGATAGTTGTTGAAGTTAATAACGCAGTTGGCCAACCAATGCCAATGCCTATTAAATGCTACCCTGACATGATAGTTAAGAATAAATTGGGCCAAGTCGAAGTGATAGATTATAAATTCATTACGTCATATACTGACAGTTCTATCCAAAACCCAAAACACTATATCCAGGCTTATTTTCTACAAAAGTCAGTTGAGGCAAAATATAACTGCAAAGTTAGCCGAGTCAGATTCCTAGAAATTAAAAAATCAAAGAACAAAGACAATACTCCACAACTACAAGAGTATGTTATAGAGATTGACGACGTCATGCCTGAAATGATAGCAATTGAAAACCTAGTAGTTGCAGCAACTGAACAATTGAATTTAGAGGGTTTTAAATTCCTGCCTAACGTGAATGATATGTTTAGCGGTCAGAATTCTTTTGACATTATGATTCAGGGCGTGATGGGTGTTGAACGCCCTACTGAAATAACCCACAAGACAGAGCAAAGGGCATTTACCGAAAAGAAATACGTGGCGTCAGCCCATGACCGAATTGAAAACAAAGAGTTCACAGACGAAGAACGTATTCGGCTAAAATTACAAGAATTCGCAATACCGGTGGAAATGAGAGAAACAATCAAAAGTGCCAGCGTGACTCGATTCACTTTATCACCATCAGCTGGTGTGTCAATGTCCAGTATATCAAAGCTAACAAATGATATCGCAATCGCTCTAGGAGCAGAGAGAGTACGTATTGAAGCCCCAATTAGAGGTACTAAATTAGTCGGTATAGAAATACCATCAAAAGATAGAAAAATTGTTAATTTGACTGATGACCATATCCGGCCCGGTACTTTAAGCATCCCGGTTGGTATGGACATCAATGGTAATATAATGTATAAAAATATTAATAGTTTACCACATCTATTAGTTGCCGGTTCTACTGGTAGCGGTAAATCAGTGTTTCTAAATACAGTCATTGAAACGTTAACGCGTCAGAACAACCCGGAAGATTTAGAGCTAGTATTAATCGATCCTAAATTAGTCGAGTTTGCGCCATTCTCAAAATTGCCCCATGTAACTAAATTTGTTACTAACTATCAAGAGGCAATCAAAACATTAGAAGACATAGTCACAGAAATGGACGCAAGGTACACAACATTAATGAATTCAGGTTGCAGATCAATATCAGAGTACAAAGGCGACATGAAGTATAAAGTTGTAGTAATCGACGAGTTCGCGGACTTAATGATGGCCGCCAAACCATCTACCAAAATTGACTGGCGCAAAATTGCAACAGACATAGATTATTGGTATCAGGACAACATGAATCTATTTGAAATGCCAAAAATGAAAGTCAAAGTCATAAAGGGTTTCATTAAGGATCAGCTGGACGGTTCTATCTCAGTAGAGGATTCCATAATCAGGATTGCCCAAAAAGCGCGTGCTGTTGGTATACATTTAATCATAGCTACACAAAGACCATCAGTAGACGTTATCACTGGTCTAATTAAAGCTAACATCCCTGCAAAAATTGCCTTTACCACCACTAACGCAACTAACAGCCGGATTATATTAGATCAAACAGGCGCAGAAGAATTGACAGGTAAAGGTGATATGTTATACATAGACACTAGTATCGGCACCCCAATTAGATTACAAGGTCTGTATATTTAGCCTGTGGATAACTGCTTTGGATTACTATTGCATTAGCGGAATGGAACATATATAATTAGATTATCAATTAATAAAAGGAGCAACCATGGAACAACTGGCCCAAAAAATATCAGAGTACGTTCTGGAAAACCCTGACAAAATACAGTCAGTAGCAATTAACGGTCATTTTATCGTGATCACGCCAAAACCTACCGAAGTATTAGGGCAAATAGAAATCAGCACCAGTGCGATAAATCTAATGTACATACAAAAATTAAATAATCTATTCAACCAGGAGGAAAAACAATGCGCACAATAATAGCAACCGCACCTAGGTTAACCGAAACTGTGGTTAATATGGACAATTACGCGTTTGTGGTCGCACTAGACCGAGATGAGCCAACAACCGCACCTGAAAATATATCAGCTATATTCGAGGGCTGGAAAGACCTAGGCTTTAATAAAAAGGAATTCATTGCTGCGTTTAACACACTACACATTCATAATTTTAGTTGTATTGTTGCCGATGAAGACGGTATAACTTGCGACGAGGGCTTTGATATTGATAATATTGAGGCCGAAGAATTGAACGACCAGTTTAATGACCACAATAACTATTTAAACGGCGATCATGATTCGCCAAATGAGGCATAAAATGAAAGTATTTTTATACATATATATTATCTCAATATCATTTCTCACCGGTGTCCCGATAGGCATGATGATCATGACTAACATAGACGAAACTAGGACAGCAAAAAATTTAAAAAACTACGAGAAAGTTGATTGTAAGACTTTGTATAAGGCTGAATTGTTCCGGGCTTATAATGAGGTTTGTAATGAGTAGTTTTGATGATTACATACAAGAAACAAAAGTCAAAATAATTGACAACGCTATTGCTGGCCCGGAAAACTATACAGACATTAAAATCGAAAATGGCAAAGTAATATTGACACCACTGCCAAATACAATATTGAGCCAAGTTGAAGTCAACGCAAACACATTGGACGCTGGTAGATTGGCAAGTATCGAATTAATAATTAGAGAAAGGTTTAGGGTGCAAAGATGAAATTTGAATTAAATGGAATATCATTAGAACTCGACAAAGAAACAGTAGAAAATATGCTAAAAAAGTTTGATGTGCCTGTTAGTAGGCGAGGCACTAGATAATCATGAATACACCACTAAAGAAGAAAGAGCCATTGATGAACAAGTATATCAGGCAGAGGTGAACCATGAGAAAATTATAAGCTTTATGGATGATTACGACACTGACGGTCGGTAAGTTAAATAATAAATTGTCAGTTGTTAAGTAAAACTTAAATACTGGCAGATATAAATATTAAGTAAGGAATAAAATATGGGATTAGCACTGTGCATAATATTAGTATTTAGCCTAGTGATTAACTTATTAGCTATAGTTTGGGTGGTTGCCGAAACTCAGTCCCACCAAATAGAAGTTGAACACCACAAAACAATGGCTAAAGATAGAAGATGGTACTACACTGAATTATTAAAATCTGACAAACAATGGGGCAATACTCTGTTAGAGGGGATGGAGCTACTTGATAAAAAATACCCCAATGACTCCTATATTAAACGGACAATAACTCTTATAGAAGAATGGGTAGCTGCTGCTGATGTAGCATTAGAGGGTTACAATAATGATAAAGAGGAGGTATGAGCATGTCGCCAGAATCACAGTATAACCAAGACTGGATTGAATTTTTAAAATCAGAATACAAGGTTGGCGATATGCTCGAAGACGAGTCCGGCAAAAGAATAATAGTATTACATTCTTTTGCTTATGTAATGTTCGTAACGGAACCATTGCAATATACAATTGGGGTAAGAGTAACCACCCAAAAAGATTTGGAAGATCAAGGCTACAAACGCTACACCGAAACCCCCGAACCCACCAAAACCAAATACACTATGCAAGAAATTGCTGACAAGATCGGGATGAGTGTAGATAGTTTCGAGATTGTAGAATAAATTAATTAAGGAGTATGGATTATGAAAGTTATAAAATCAGTAGAAAATAAGTTAGTTTTTGACAATGGACTAGAAATAATTGGCGTTGGCGATGAAGATTGTTGCGCCAAAAATTATTTAGATTTTGAACAATTACCAGTTGGCACAGAAGTACCAACCATGACAGGTAAGCAATTAGCTAAAAATATTACCTTAAAAAAAGATGGATTTATCATAAAAGATATAAATGGTGTTCCAAAGTGGGTGCAAGCACGTTCAAACCAAAATGGTTATTATTCTGCTATGACTACTTTAAATGTAGCATATCGTGGCGAAACTATTGAGTTAGCACGTTTAGAGGGTGAAGAATATGGGTACTAGACTAACCCTCAAAAATGGTAATACACTGGTAAGACAAGACCCAAAAACAAAAAAGAAAATAGAAATCAAATTAACTACTGAACAGATTAAAGAATTAGGCTTGCGAACCGTGAAGTTGCGACCTGATGTTGGGGATATGTGGTATTTTATACATATAGATAAAGGGGTTGTCCCTGGCATATGGGAGGACAATCAGTTGAATAGACGCTCATGGGACGCTGGCAACGGTTTCTTCACCGAAGCCGAAGCGGATAAAGAATATAAAAGACGCAAAGCCGAACGGCTTATCAAAGACTATAAGCTAGAGTTTGATGATATGGAGTTGGGCGAGAGCCAATATAAATACAACCCAATATATAATTCCAAAACAAATAACATCGGGGTTATCTCATGGAGGCATGATTACATAGCCTCAATATATTTCTCTCACAATAAATTCATAACCGACAGTGAAAAAATATCAGGAGGAAAAATCACGAAAGATGTATGGTTAGATTATTTGGGGGTATCTGATGAGAGCAATTAGATTTAGGGGTAAAAGCCTAGCAGATAGTGAGTGGGTTTATGGGTATTATATTTATGACACACCTAATAAACAGCATTATATTTTAGAGTTTGGGTATGGTGTTGATGATATAGCAGAAGTCGACCCCGATACTGTTGGTCAATTCACAGGCAAAGCCGATAAAAATGGTCAAGAGATATACACTGGTGACATTTTAGATTGTGGCGCAGACGCAACTGTTGCGGTTTACTGGGATACCGATCATGGCTGTTTTGCGATTAAAGATGTTAAGACTGGTGAATATTACGGCCTGCTATTTAACGCATTTGGAAAACATGAAGAACCGGTATCCGTCATTGGCAACATAACTAATAACCCCGAATTGATGGAGGGCAAGTAATGATTAATGTAAAACAATACAAAGCTATTGCTATCAACCAACCGTTCGATCCTTTTATGGGCAATGAACCTAGGACTGTTGAAGGCTATTACGTTAAGCACGTGACTGCGCAACCTTATCCTATGTCTACACCAGAAGAACATGATAAATTTGTGTCGGATTATACAAAACACTACATTTTCCAGGAAGATTGTGGGGATTGGGGGTTGCCAACAGGTTTAGTGCAATATGAAATAGATATAAACACATTGCAAGAAAAGCACGAAATTGAAGTACCTATGCGCATGGAAGAACTAGAACAAAAACTACTAAACGACCCAACATTCCAGCACATATTAAAATTTGCACCTGAAAGCCAACGTGAGCTGATGACTTATGAATTAGCTAGGTATATTTACAGATTGATGGAGGGCAAGTAGTATGGCAGACAAATTTGATATTAACAAACTCGATATTCTTGCACCTAGAACACGAACGAAAATTGAGAAAACTTTAATATATGACAATTGATACATTAAAAAAATGAAGAAAGGTTAATATGTAACCTAAAAAGCAATTTAACAGATAGATTATGTAACTAAATAGAATAAGGAGTAAACAATGAGTAACCCCACTGTATCACCAAGCGAACGCTACCCACTAGATGGAGTAATTAAGTTTCCAGTAGCCCATGCTTTAGACGGCTATCTAAATGACGATGATGGCAATATGGTTGTCAACATCAGAGGTTGGGGCTGGATACAGTACCTACCTAACAGCGCAAAAGTTCACGACGCATGGATAAAATTTGTGGTTGACGCTATAAACGAAAAAGCAAAGAGGGACGGTTTATTATGAGTAATTTTCGAGCCATGACACGAGCCACAGAATACGGACTAGAAAACGGTATCCCTGAAAAATACAAAGATTGGCAGGTTGCCAATTGGATAGACGAAACTAATTGGATTGATGAAGATAAAGCGGTTGGTGTTTACCCCCCAGGCTATATAGTACTTTTTAATGATGGGTATGCATATGGTGTTGGGTTTGACAATCTAGTTGAAACAAAAAACAGGTTTGAGTGCGATGAGCAAATGCCGTTGCCAAAACTCACCGACATTAATGTCGGTAACCCATTTAAAAAAATAATTAACAAATTAAAGAGTTATTGCCGTAGATTTATTTAACAATTAGCAGATTAAGATTTAACAAATTTGGATGGGACATCAATGTCTCTACCAAAACCATATTCCCGACTTCAGGAATATGGTACTACACCAATGTGCAAAAATTGCACTTTGCTAAAAAGAAAGGAATATTATGAAAGTTAAAAAATATAAGATATTAATGGTTGACCACCCAAGAGGATTAGAACATGAGGTTCAAAAGTATATAGAAAAAGGCTGGCAACCTTATGGCGACATGGCTATTGACGGTGTTAATATGGTTTGTATGCAAACTATGGTGTTGTATGAGGAAGAGCCACCAGCTAGTAATTTTCAGTTTGATAAGCATGGGTGCCTGATTATCCGCGCCTGTGGGGAAGATCCACAAGCATCAGACTGAGACTAATTAGCATGTAATATGCTACAATATAACCATAAAACAATAAAGGAGTACACATGAAAATATTAACATTTATGTCAATCGTTGAAGAGATTAGATCACTAGAAAATGGAACGTACAATGATCGCCAAGCATCAATTACATTAAAAAATATATTGTTGGCTGAATATGACAACGATCAAAGACTAGTTGAAGCTTTTGACAATACTACAACAAATATTGACGAGTTTTATCATATTTGGTTGCAACTAAACCCAGAGGCAACAAATGTGCCTCCTACTGATGCCGAATTAGCCAACGAGAGCCTAGAAACTATAGACCCTACCCAAGAAACGCCAAAAAAGAAAAACACAAAAAAGTAGTGTATAATATAAGTAGCCACGCACATCCCAACTAGTATAGTCTCACACATTTAAAATTACCAGGTTATTGGCTACCGGGTTTTTTTATGTTAATATGTCATTATGAAATATACTCGTGAAGTTACAAAAATATCTGTATTAAAAAATAACACCGGCCAAATACCTGGCGTACCTAAAAACCCTAGATTTATAAAAGATGATAATTTTGTTAAGTTAAAACAATCAATCACTGATGACCCTCATTTTATGGAATTGCGCGAAATAATCGCGTATAAGCAAGAAATAAACGACAAAACAGAACTAATTGTCATTGCCGGTAATATGCGCCTCAGAGCCTGTAAAGATTTAGGTTGGCAAGAAGTCCCGGCTAAAATAGTGTCAGATTTAACGCCCGAACAAATTCGAGCAATAGTTATTAAAGACAATGTCGGCTATGGCGATAACGACTATGATGCACTTGCCAATGAGTGGGATATGGTTGAGCTGGAGGAGTGGGGGCTAGAATTACCTCCTGGCGTTGGTATTGATCAAGAAATAGAAGAAGACGAAGTCCCTGAACTAGATGGGGAGGCTGTATCAAGTGTCCTCGGCACTGTATATCAGTTAGGTAGACATAGGGTTATGTGTGGGGATAGTACCAGTACAGCAGACGTAGAGTTACTTATGAAAGACCGTCTAGTAGACATAGCATTTACTTCACCACCCTACAACGCAGGCAAAACGCCAACTGAGGACAAAATGGGGAAACAAAGTAAGTACGCCAATGACAATGATAGCAAGACACAATCCGAGTATTTATACTTTCTTAATGAGTTCACACACCTAGCCAATGCTTATTCTGAATATAACTTCATAAATCTACAAATGCTTAGTGGTAACAAAATAGCATTTCTTGAATATTTAGATACGTTTAAGTTGATGATTGCAGACATAATAATATGGGATAAGCAAACAGCACAACCAGCTATGGCTGAAAATGTATTAAATAGCCAGTTCGAGTTTGTAATTGTATTATCACCTAAGGGCAACCGTCATATTGGTACAAGAAAGTTTAGAGGTACGCTATCAAACCTAGTGTCTACACCAAAGCAAACTAAGAATAAAGAGAAAGACCACAATGCAACATACCCAGTAGAGTTTGTGTCACATTTCGTTAGGAACTTCTCAGAGAAAAGCGTGTTAGATTTATTTCTAGGAAGTGGCTCAACCCTAATAGCATGTGAACAAACAGACCGTATATGTTATGGCATGGAGCTAGACCCTAAATATGTAGATGTAATTAGAAAAAGATACGCAAAATATTGCTATCCTGATACGTGGGAAGATCGTTGGGAGGAGCTGACACCAGCTATAAACTAATGGCAAAAAAAACAGGCAACATAGTTAAAGACGATCCAAAGGCTGCCGCTAAAAGAAGTCCAACGGTTGGGCAGTTCAAACATAAGCAACCATCTAATCAGGCGAAATCTGACGGCTGGAAACGTAAGAAATTAGCAGAGCAAGCGCGCTTTGAGATTGAACAAAGTATTGCCGAAGTATTAAAAGATCCATCAACAGATGTATTAAAATTAAAATCCATATTATCTGATTTCCCAAAAGAATACCAAGTTGGACAAATCATTGTGAAGTTATTAATTAGGAACATGATTGACCCCAAAACTAAAGCAACTGAGCGGGCAAGGTTACTAGAATCAATCCACAAAATAGCCTATGGCGAGAGTGTTGATTTGACCACTAATGGTGAGAAGATAGAAACTACTGTCATTTATCGGCCCGAAAAGCTACCGGATGATTACTTTGTCAAATAATTGCGCACTATGAAATTTTGTGCTAAATTATAGTTAACTAATAAGAAAGGTATACCCTATGTTACAAGCAGCGCCAGGATACGTGATTGTAAAACAAGAAACTAGGCAAATTGGCAATCTGACTGTGGCCGCAAGCCAGGACGAACGATCTGTAAAAATTGGTAGAGTTCTGTCTGTTGGTGATTTACTGCCACAATTTGCTGGTGAAGAGCCTAAACCAAGATGCGAAGTTAATGATCTGATAGCATATTCCCCATTGTCGGGGTTCGCAGCTAACGATGATTCAGGTGAAAAAATATTAATATTACCGATTAACGGTGTGCTAGGAGTGTACAATGGATAATGACGTCAGAAAAATTGTTATAAACGGTGATGACGCTAGAGAAAAACTATATAACGGTGCAAAGATTATGCACGATGCAGTATCCTCTACATTAGGCCCACGAAGCGCAAACGTAGTTTTAGAACGACCTTTTGGCGCGCCGGCAGTTATCCACGATGGGGTGGGTATTGCTAAAGAAATAGTGCCGTTGGTTGACCCTGCTGAAAATCAGGGTGCTGAATTAATATTGCAGGCTGCTGAATCAACTGGAGCGGTAGGTGATGGCACGACTACTGCAACGATTCTTGCATATCAGATTGCTGCTATTGCGTTAAAAGAAGAACAACGTGGTGGCCAAGCTATGCAAATTCGTGAATCTATTGAACAAACGGCTAGAAATTTAGCTGATAAAATCAGGGAAAACGCCATCCCGGCTGATAGCGATACACTTAAAAAAATAGCACACATATCAGCTCAAGTTCCTGAAGTCGCCGAGTTATCAATATCTGCATATGAACAAGTTGGCAATGATGGCGTGATTGTTGTTGATGAAAGCAATTCATACGAATCAAGTGTAGAAGTAAGAACTGGTTTGCAAATCAGCAAAGGTTTTGTGACTAAATGGTTTGCCAACCAAAACGGATCGTGTTTAATCGAAGATGCCAAAGTAATCGTCACGAATCATTCTCTAACGTCAGTACAGCAGGATTTGATTAAGTTATTTGATGTTTTAACAACGACCCAAACTAAAAATATTGTTATATTTGCAAGTGAATTCGGTGAAGAGTTAATTGGCAATATCCTAATTAACGTCAACAGTGGTAATATCAAGGCACTTTGTGTACAAGCCCCTGATTTTGGTGACAAACGTGATGAGATATTGAGGGATATTGCAGTTGTCACTGGTGCAAAAATGTTAGATACAAAGGCTGGCATGGTGTGGACTGATATAGATGAATCATACATTGGTACAGCTAGATCCGTAGAATCAACAGCCGATAATACTGTTATTACTGGTGGTGGTGGCACCCAAGCGGATATTGACGATAGAGCCGCCGAAATTAAATCATTGTCCGAGCTTGCCGATACCACAGAAATTGCAAAAGAAAAATTGTTAGAACGGCACGCTAAATTAACAACCGGTATTGCAGTTATAAACATAGGTGCTAGGTCAGAATCAGAAGTCAAAGAACTCAAAGAACGAGCCATTGACGCAGTCGCAGCAATCAAGGCCGCCGCATCAGGTGGAATCGTAGCTGGCGGTGGCGTGACAATGTTAAGTGCTGCCAACTCACTAGACGATAGCACAATTGGCAATCGGATAATGAAACAAGTATTAGTTAAGCCGTTTGAAACATTGATGGCAAATTCAGGTATCGACCCATCTGTGGCTATGCATAGAATTAGCACACTACCAGTTACTGTTGGTATTGATGTCACGACTAACGAAGCGGTTGACATGTTAGAGGCAGGTATTGTTGACCCTGCTGATGTCACTATAAATGCAATTCTAAACGCGACAAGCGCCGCAATGATGATATTCACATCTAAAACATTAGTATTGTATGAACGACAAAAAAATAAAACAGTTTCTTGATCAAGAAGAACGCAGATCGGCGCCAATGACAGTTATAGCGTTGTCATGCCACCCAAAAGTCAGTGTGCCGTTAACTGAAACTGGCGATCAGATAATCCGGTGTCCAGAATGTAATAAAGCCAACGTAATCACGTGGGGATATAGAAAGAAAATAGCACATGCAAATAGTAATAGGTTTATTAATCGGTAGTATCCTGGCACCCGGATTGTTAGCGATTGGGTTTTATTCAGGGTATAAATTTGCAAAATCTAAACTACCAGAGATCACCCCAACTATTAATATTAGTGTTGAAAAGCCAAAAAGCCCAGTTTTAGGTGAACAGCAATTCAAGAATGAACAACGAGAAACAATGGCGGAGTTCATCAATGGTTTGTGATTATTGTGGCAAACAAACTGCCCGAATGATAATTAGACCAAAATCAGTTATTTGCCATAATTGTGCAGGTATGACAATAGGTGGCGACACCACTAAAATTATTACTAGGACAGCAGAACGCGTCAGAAAACAACAAGAAATCCACAAGGGCGATTTTGTCCCACCCCATGTTTATGATAAATCATCAAAAAAAATGATACCAAATACCGATTTTATGCGACTATACCCGAATCAAGCACCGCAATACTATAACTCAGACGAAAAAAGGAAACTAAAGATAAAGGAAAAATGAGTGGAATATGATTTGGAAACCCCACGCAGGGCCACAAGAATTCGCATTGGCGCAACCGGATACTATATCGGAATTACTTTATGGTGGAGCGCGTGGAGGTGGCAAAACCGAAGCGGGCATTATTTGGATCACCGAGCTAAAAGATCATCCACGATATAACGGCCTAGTACTCAGAAAATCATCAAAAGATTTAAGCCAGTGGATTAGGCGTATTAAATGGCTTTTTTCTGGCCAAGATCTAAAAGTAGTTGGCAACCCTGCGGTGTTGAAATTTGCGTCAGGTGCAGAAATACACACCGGGCATTTAAAAGACATTAGATCACTTGACCAGTACCAAGGTGGCGAGTACCACCGTATATTGATAGAGGAGTTAACCCAAATACCAACTATTGACATATATTTAATGCTTTTGTCGGCCAATAGGTCAACAGTACCTGATATCATTGCTAGGTTAATGGCAACCGCAAACCCTGGTGGGCGTGGTCATGCATGGGTCAAAGCTAGATTCATTGATATTGGCCCACCAAACAAGCCCCACATTGATGATGAGGGAAACGTTAGAATGTTTATACCATCCACGATAGACGACAACCCAACCCTAAAAGCCAATGACCCCAAATACATAAACAGGATTGAAGCCCTAAAAAAAGTAGATCCTGCGCTGTATGAAGCGTGGAGGTTTGGGACATGGAATTCATTTGTCGGCCAGATGTTCAAATCATGGGATCAGTCTGTCCACGTGGTAGATCATTTGCCGTCAAAACTTAATAACGCAATAAAAATAGCTACTTTTGACTGGGGGTTCACTAACCCGGCCTGTATGCTATGGATTGCTATAACATTTGATGACGAGAATATGCCTGAATTTTGGGTATATAGGGAATTATATACTACCCAAAAAACGCCTGAGTGGTGGGGTGCTACAGTAGCCACCTGGAGAAAATACGAAAAATTATCATTTTTAGTTTTGCCTCACGACTGTTTTTCTAATAAAGGTTCTGAAAAAACTATTGCTAGAGTGATACAAGATTACAACCCGGATCTAATAATTAAGAATGGCCAGACATTGGCGCTAAACGCCAGGATAAATAGAGCTGCCGCATTACAGGGGGCAATGGCTGTAGAGAACGGCAAAACTAGATTAAAGGTTTTATCATCATGCGCAAACCTAATCCGCACAATACCCGGCCTTGTCCGAGATGACGACAACCCTGAAGTAGTCGATAAATCCGGGGAAGATCATGCGTATGATGCGCTGTCAATGGGCGTGGCGTTTATCAAGCGAGAGAATAAAACAAATGCTGGTGCGATTAGTTCTCAAAACGAAAGGGAAATTATTGCTGTAACAGAAAATGGTTATCAAACTGCTAATTTTTGGGATAATATGGTAAACTATAATCAAACGAAAGGCTCACCAGAGTGATCGATCAAACTAAAGATGCCAAAAGATCAATAATTGTTATTTTGCAAAAAGATGACAATCCAGCACATATGATGTTCAGGTGTGTTAGTTGCGGTAAAATAGTGTTTGAGCTCAGTAAAGGAATTTATGTTTTGATGGTTGGCAGGGCAAGACCTGAGCAGGTTCCCCTAACGGTACAATGCCCCCACGAATACCAAAATAAAGATGGCAGATATACAAGATGTAAAACGAGGTATGATATAATTTAGTCATGGAAAGCAATTTTGATCAAATCACTCTACCTATATCAGATGAAGAGCTAAACGAGCTTATTAACAGGGCTTTTAATTCGGGCAAAAGTGTAAAATCTAAATACAATATTGAGCAAAGACAATCAATTAATGTTGATATGTGGTCAGGCAAGCAAGTGGATGAGTCTAAATTGCCTAATGGATCTATCCCCCATACAATCAATAAACTATTAAGCAACACAGAAAATAGAATAATACTAGCCACTAGCCGGCTACCAAAAATTACTGTTATCCCCGAAGATGATCGCCCTGGGTCTATTGAAAAAGCTAAAAAAGTTGAAAAGAAATTAAGATATTCCATTGATAATTCTACCGTAAAAAGATTACTAAAAAATGGGTTAAGGCATCATGAATTATATTTTATAGGCGTGATAAAAGTCCTATGGGATGAGAATAAAGGTGAGCATGGCGACACCAAATTTGAACTTATAAATCCTAAAAATTTAACATTTTCGGATCAATCTACAATTGCTGATGATGGGTTTACTGCCGACAATATAGATGTAATAATCCAAGAAGTTACAGAACCAACAAATTTAGTTTTATCAAAGTTCCCCAAAAAAGCCGAAGAGCTAAAATCATTGGTTATGCGTGGCCTAAAGCGGGTGCCAATGAACTTGACGTATCAGGAGGTGCATTTCAGTTGGTACAGTAGCACCGGTCAATTATATGAGGGAGTAGCCCACCGATATAAAAATTTAATTCTCAACACCGGTAAAACTCCATACTATGATTATACTGGCACCCCACGTCTTGAAGACAATATGATCAAGATCGAAAAGCACAATTACTTTGACATGCCACGCAAGCCATACATTATTTTTTCCTATACAAACGCTGGTGATTCTGTGTATGATAACACCACCCCAATTGAGCAGGCAATTAAAGTCCAACAAATATTAAACCGCCGACGCAGACAAATCACAGAAATTAGCGACAAAACCATACCAAAATTTTTATTTAGTACTGGTGCGTTTAACGACAGCCAGGCAGCAAAAGCCGTCCAGGCTGCTAACGTAACTGGTGAGCATTTGAGAATTAATGTCCCGGAAAACGGCAATATTAACGATGTTGTAGCAACTATAGTTGGCCAACCACCGTCAATAGCCCTATACAACGATACCCAAGATCTAAAAAATGATATTGATTCCATGTTCAACACTCATGGTACGACTAGAGGTGAACGTGCTGGAAATGAATCCGGTATTGCAAGACAAATTACTCGTGAGGGCGATCTAGCAATCGCAGACGATATCGTTGAGTATACGTTAGAACGTGTTGTCCACGAAATGGCCGCCTGGACTATGCAAATGGTGGCAATCAAATATACCCAGAATCGAAAAATTAAATCACAAGACGCTAACAGTAAGCTCAGTATTGACGAAATATCGTACTATGATATTAGCGAATCAATGGAGTTAGTAGTCAAAGCCAACGCGAATGACCCAACTGAACGCAAATCTAATGCATTGCAAAATATCAATAGCGCAGTCACTGATCCATTTACATTTTTTGAAGATATGGGGTATGATTCACCAAAAGAACGCGCCGCAAGATACATATCATTCAAGCGTGGGGAGCAAGACGCATACAAACAATATATGAGCTTAATTAATGTTGAGGACATTGAAAATGATCCAATGGCAAAAGCTAGATTTGATCTAACCAAAATTGCTCATGGTGAAATAATCGCAGTTGACGAAGTCCCGAAACCTGATTATTTAGAAGAATTGATCAAGTTTACTAGTTCAGATGACTATAATGAGTGGGGCGAAGATGCAAAAGACAGTTTATCTAGCTATATTGAAAAAATAAAAACTAAAGTTGCAGAAGTAGAACAACAGGCAGTTGCAGAAGAAAATGTGCCACCTACAGAGAACCAAATCCCAACTGGCCAGCCAGAGTTACCACCTCAAATGGCGCCCCAAGTACCCCAGTAAAAACTAATCAAAGGAGTAACCTATGGATCCCAACCAACCACCAACAGAACAACCATCAGCAGATCAGCCCCCAGCGTGGGCTACCCAGCTGACAGAACAGTTTAATGCAATTAACACAAAAATTGATTCTTTTACGGAAGAGGTCAACACAAAGTTTGCAGACCTAACCCCACCTGCCCCAATTGCAGAACCTGTCAAGGAAGATGAGTTTATACCTCAAACGTGGGAAGATGTCACCCAAAAAGCCAAAGATGAAACTATAGCCGAAATTGAAAAACGCGAAAACGAAAAGAAACAAGCTGATGAACAAGCTACACAAGAATATGAAGAAAATGTAAAACGTATCAACGAATCAATCACAACTTCATTAGATAGTCTAGCCGAAGCAGGCCAAATTCCTAAAATAGAAAATCCAGCCGACAAGGATGACCCAGGCGTTAAGCATAGGCTTGAGTTGTTGCAGTTGGCAGATGTTACCGACTCTTTGAATTTTGGAGTGCTGAATGAGGCATTAAATTTAGCCCATAAAAACGGTATGGTATTTGACGCAGCCACTAAAGCGTTCGTAGCTGTCGGGCCACCAACAACCCAAAACTTGCCACCTTTATCCGGTAATTCGCCACAATCATCAAAGGGTAAAATGTCACTGCAAGAACTGAGGGGCAAATCATTAGCACAGCTAGCATCAGAGTTGCCACAATAATATTTGCAAAATTAAAAACTATATAGTAGTATTTATATATAATACTCCAGCAGTACAGTTAGTCCTAGATTAACGGCTGCTGGTTTTTATATAAAATAACTAAAAAGGAGCATAATATGATCTTTGATGCAAGAGTATCAACCTATATGCAGGAAGTTCTATTACCAAAAGTAGTAGATAACGTTCTGGGATCCAATGTGTTAACTACACGTTTAATAGCAAACGCAAAACAGGGTCGCTCAACTAGCGTCCAAAAAGCAATTAAGTACAGGGAAAGCGGTGCATTTACATCATTCGCAGGTCTTGATACTTTTTCAGCTAGCCCATTAAACACTAAAATTAAATTAAGCTATGAAATGGCCGGTGTACGAGTACCTATGGCAATCAGTGGCATGGAAGAGGTTGCCGCCAAAACTGCTGGTGATCGTATGACAACTGACCTAGCTGTTGCTGTTCTAGAAGAATCAGAGATGGAATTAATTTCAGGTTTGGGTTCGGTTATGTATGGTGACGGTACTGGGAACAGTGGCAAAGATCCAAACGGTTTAGGCAATATTGTTGACGATGGTACGAATGTTGATTCAATCGGCAATCAAAGTCGTGCAACCTACACTGCTTTAAAAGCAAAGATGACCAGCTTGTCGGATGGCGTTTTGTCAATGGCCCGCTTGTCAACTCTATATTCTGATGTTTCGTCAGGTACAGACAAAACTACCCCAACGCTAATTATTGGTTCAGATTCTACATGGGATCTTTATGAATCACTATTAGCACCACAGGTACAACACACATATAGTGAAACCGGTTACTACAATGTAACTAACAACCGACGCAGTGTCCAACGTGGCGCTGGTATGGTTGGCAATGGTGGATTTGTTGCAGTCACTTTCAAGGGTATCCCATTTGTAAAAGATGAAAAAGCAACTGCATCTACTATCCACATGTTGAACGAAGACCACATTGACTGGTACGGTTGGGATGGTAGCGGAGCAGGTGGTGGTTACACCAAAATTAGCTTTGACCAAACACAGTTCGAGTCAACCTATGGTGAAATGCCAATCTCAGACTTTACAGGTTTCAATTTCAGTGGCTTGCAATCAGTCCCTAACCAATTTGGTACAATCGGTGATCTAATTGTATTAGGTAACTTGACTACCTGGAACCCACGACGCCAGGGTAAACTAACAAACGTATTATCAGTTTAATAAATAGAAAATAAGGAGAATCATATATGAAAATCGCATCACAACCATTGATCCTAGATTTTGATCCATATGATACTAGGACTGCAGCCGGTGCAACCCATCAGCTAGGTTCCAGGATCATCAGTGCAGATAGAACATTTCGATATGCAAAATCTGGGGCATCTACAATTTCACGTGGCAAATTGCAAGCAGCACCAGCACCAAAAACCAACCATCACAATGTTGCAGTTGCCGCCGCCGCCGCTGTAGGTGACACAACTATCACTGTAACTCTAGGCGCAACCGCTGCTGTAGCTAATGAATACAACGAGGGATTTGTTGTAGTTAATGATGTCGACGGTGAGGGTATCGCATATCAAATTGCATCTCATCCTGCTGCATCATCTTCTGCTAGCCTAACATTGAGGTTAGCTGATCCTATAGCTGTTGCATTGACTACTAGTTCTGAAGTGACATTAGTACATAATAAATTTAACGCAGTTGTAGAAGCTAGCACAGCAACACGACGTGCCGCAGGTGTCCCATTAGTAACTACCACCGCCGATGACTTTGTTTGGCTAGTTTCTCAGGGCATATCGCCAATTCTTGCGGATGGCGCTGTCGCAGTTGGCAACGCAATCGTTATCAGTGATTCAGTTGCCGGTGCAGTTGAACAACAGGACGTATTTGTTAACGCTACTGATGCTACACGTTTAGACGCTAAAACCGTTGTTGGACGTGCAAACATTCTAGCTTTAGTTGATACTGAATATCGACCAGCAATTTTAGCGATAGATTAAGGAGTAAAAAATGATTGACAGATTTATCGGGGCAATCCAGCAATTTGGTTTGCAGATTACCAAAAGAACGGCAACCGGCACATCAGGTGCTGCTACATGTCATGGATTTGCTGGCGTAGTAACTACTGAGAGTCTAACGACTGACGCAGGTGCAGAATTGTCATACACAATAACAAACAATAAAGTCAAAAGTTCTAGCATTGTGTTGCCATCTGTTTCAAACGGTACCAATACAACTGTGGCGGCATCAGTATGTACAGTGACCCCTGCAAATGGATCATTTGTAGTGGTCATAACAAACACACATGCATCTGCTGCATTTGACGGAACCCTAAAAATAAATTTTGTAATAGTATAATAAGGAGTACAAGATGAACCAACTAAACGGTATGATTGCAAGATACAGCTCTAGCTCTATCACGCTAAACAATGGTGATCCTGCATCATTACTTGTTGATGTCAATGGTTATCTTGCAGCTACTTTAGGCACATCAATCGCTGGCGAAAATACAGCGATTGATGTGCTGGATGTCAGGCAAAAAGGGGATTGGTACACAATTGCTGCTGACCAAATTGTCTATAGCGGGCAAGGATATTTGAACAGTTTTGTTGTTGCTAACCCAATAGAACTGACTTCAGGATTGACTGTTCTTCTGTATGATGGGGAAAGTGCGGGAGCTGGTGACTTGATAGGAACGTATAGGATTGCGGGAGGTGCTGGTATCCAACCAGTATCTATACCATGTAATTTTAAATTTAATGCTGGATTATACGTAGATTTGTCTGCCGCCGCAGGCACGCCAAGTATTGTATTTTCCATAAGCTAAAGGGGTAAAAATATGCGTCCAAATTTAGTCATCACAACAGGTGTATACACCGGGAACGGTTCTGATAACACCAATATAACTGACGGTTCAGATTACCCGCCAATGCTAGCCATCATCAAAAGAGAGGCATCAAACGCTGTTATGCGCACAAGAACCATGAAAGGCGATAGCTCTGCATTTGTAAATGGTTCATTGGCTAACGCGGCCAACTATATACAAGCATTGCGCCACAATGGTTTTCAAGTCGGGAGTGCATCACAAGTAAACAGTACAAACGCTAAATACTATTATTTAACAATTTGGGCGTCGTCAAATTGTGATTATTTCAAAACGTTTAATTATGAGGGTAACGGTGCTGATAGCCGGAATATGATTGCCAATGTAGGATTAAATAAAAACCCTGATTTTGTTTTAATTAAATCTGGCAATACCACAACAACCGCGGTGTTTAGGACTAGTGATATGCCAGGTGATTTAACCTTGGAAACCGGTGCCATTGCCGGTGGCGCAAACATTATACAAGAACTTGCCAATAATGGTTTCCAATTAGGTACAAGCACTAAAGTCAACGGCACTAACACTAAATATAATGGTTTCAGTCTTAAAAATTTTGCTGGTGCAGTTAAGACTGGTAAATTCACAGGTACTGGATCGGCGTTATCTGTTACAGGGTTAGGATTTAGGCCTGATATCGTTATATTAAAATCTGCTACGAGTAACCAGCTGAGGATACTAACAACGCAAATGGTATCAGACGGCGCAACATCTATGTATATTGGCACTGCGACAACTGACGCTGATGGTATTACGTCACTAGGTTCTGATGGCTTTAGCGTGGGTACTTCAGCCGGCGTGAACACTAACGGTACTGAGTCGTATTATTTGGCCCTAAAGGCAGGACAATACCAAACCCCTTTTACCAGGAACTAAAAATGCGCAAAAAATATGTGATCAGACCGGCTGAACCGCTTGAGTCATTATCGGATCATACCAGCTGGACGGCCAGTAATTGCACGTTATCAACAGTGACGTCCCATGTGAGGGATGGTGATTACGGCATGCGGATGGATTGCAACTCAACAGTTAGCTACGCTACAAAAACAGTTAATTATAATTTAAAGAAAAAAGCTCCAATTAGTTTTTGGGTTTATTTTGACAATATTGACGAAGTTAGCAAGATAGTTCTATTTTTGTCAAATGATAGTGGGTTTAGCAACTATTTTAGTTACTCGTCGACTGATGTTCACAAAGGCTGGAACAAAATAACAGTAGGTCGCACAATGTGGCAAAGAACCGGTTCGCCATCATGGGGGTCAAATATTGTCAGGATTAGGTTGAGAGCCGAATCTTTATCAGGTATAAACCCAATTGTTTATTGGTCAGGGATTACGTGTAATGGATACACTCGCCCAAAAGTCATAATATCAATGGATGACCAATGGGTAACACAATATACTGAGTGTTTCCCACTGATGAAAAAGTATGGTTTTAGGGGGACTATGTATATTTGTACTGATCGTGTTGGTGGTAGTGAAGATTTTATGAATCTATCCCAATTAAGAGAAATGTATGACTATGGTTTTGATTTGTGTTGTCATACTAAACTACACTTATCATTACCAACACAAACATACGCCGAGCAATATGACGCTATTAATAGCTCAAGAGTGTGGCTCAGACGCAACAAACTAACTAGAAACAATAGTGAAATGCACTTTGCATACCCTTTTGGTGAATATAATCAAACTACATTAGATGTTTTGTCTGATCTACGGTTTCTAACTGCCAGGACTGTACGTCACAGAACGCAGCCACACGACATTGACAACCAATACCTAATACACACTCACTCGCATTGGCACGAAAACACAGAATCAGACTGGAAATCATATATTGACCACGCCATTGATACCGGGGATGCGGTTGAAATCAATTACCATAAATTCGTGGACTCCAATCCTGGTGACACAATTACAGTTACAATTAGCGCTTTTGCCGATATGCTAAAGTATATTCAAAAGAATCGCGGGAAAATTGACGTAGTTACAAAGACTGAGTGGTATAATGGTATTAGTAGCACAAGGCGAAAAATTAAATAAAGGAGTAATCAATGCGTCAAACGCACGAAAATGATATAATTAGAATATATAATCCAACTAATAT